CTCATAACCTGAAGGTCGTAGGTTCAAATCCTACCCCCGCAACCAAATATACAAAAGAAAACAGCAGCTTAAGAGTCTCCCGCACGGGAGGCCTTTTGCGTTTCAAGCCCGTGTCAACACTGTGTCAACAGAGCTCCGGCGCCCCGTGTCAACGAATGGCGCCGAGTCGCGCCGCACTCTCCGCTTGATCGAGCCGCGTCCGCGAGCCTGATGGTCCCCGATACCACCACGGGAGACCACCCCATGCCCAAGACCAACGACGCCGCGCTCGCCGCCTTCATCGCGCGCAAGGCCGAGATCGATGCGGCCCTCGACCGCATCCGTGCCGCCAGCGACGACCATTTCTTCGTCAGCCCCGAGGACGTGAACTGGGGCCATGTCACGGCCCTCGCAGACCACGCCGCGCTGCTCAAGCGGATCACGGACTCGATCTACGCCGAGGGGGAACACGGTCAGCCAGACGCCACAGGGATGTAGAGGAAACGGAACTCCCCGAAGCGCCCGTCGATGCGGGAGTAATCCCTCCAGTTCATCCCGTAGCAGCCCTTGAGCGCGATGGACGATTCCCGCCCGCGCTTCGTGCCCGACCCGGCGTGATCCGCCCAGTTCAGCACGCCCGTTACCGTTCGACCCTCACGCAGCGCGAACGCAGCATCGCATGTGCCGTCGCGTTTCGGCCCTGTCCAATAGGAGGGGTCGTTGCTCAGCACGAGGACGGCGGCAGAGGCGGCGGGTCGCGTAGCCAGGAATTGCTCCATGCGCCCGATATCCTTCAGGACGTCATAGCGCCGTATGTCTTGTGCGCCCTGCGGCTTGAGTGCGAACCGCTCGCCGTCGATCTCGTGCTCGACGCGCTGACAAAGGTACTTCAGCTCCAGAGCCATCTCCTCACCGCCGTTCCTGATCAGGACGTCGATGGCCGCATTGCTCGGGCGTTCGAGAGGGTATTCGAGACGCACCTGAAGATCGGGGTGAACTTCACGCAGGAGCCACGCCAGCTCATGCTGGAGGTCAGCCTCCGAATGAAAGACCGGCCTGCGCGCGGCCAGGTCGGTGAGCAGGTTCGGGATGTCGAGGTCCAATCGGCGCTCCAAGTTTGTGGTGGTGTATCCGGAGCGCCGACGCCCCTACCAATTTGTATCGACCCGTCACAGTCACCTCAAGAAACAGACGGCCCGGAGACGTTCCAGTCGAGGGATGTCGGAGAATCCAACATCGCCGGAAAATCGCGTTGGCGAGCTCAACGCGATTTGCCCGCGCCATCACGCCGCCGCCGTCGCCACGCCGTCCAGCCGCACTGCGACGCTGGTGACGCCATTTCCCGCCGCCTCGACCGCGACGCCGATGGGGAAGCGCCCCGCGGCCGGGGTGGTCACTTCACCCGCAGTGTTATCCCACGCCACGCGCGCACCGACCGTCAGCACCGCTGCGCTGGCCTTGGGCAGCTGGAACACGCCGGTGGTGGAGATCTCGACCGGGTCGCCCTCGGCCGAGGAATAGGCGGCGATGCCGAAGATGCTGCCGACCATCAGCGCGTCGCCCGAGGCGATGCCGCCCGGAGGCGTGGTGACGCGGAGGATGTGGCCGTTCTGGAGGTAGTTCTTCATCTCAGAGCCCTTTCGAGGATTGAATGCGGACGACCGAGATGTGGTCGGTCGACCCTGCGATCTGTCGGTTGAGGTCCGCGAGCGCGGCGGCCATCTCGCCGTCGCTCGCGTAGGTGACGCGCTTGCCGTCGTATTCGACGGTGCGGACGCCCCGGTAGCGCGCGGCCATCAGGGCGTCGCGCCAGGCGGCGAGCTGGGCGAGATCGGCCACGTCACGCCCCGGCGTTCATGAACCAGCCGCGGTGGTCGATGAAGCCTGCGCCGAAGTCCAGGATCACCCGGATCTCGACACCGTCCACGTCCCAGCCCGACCGGCTCTCGACCTGCGGGCCCTCGGCCCCCGAGAGATAGGCGAACTCCAGCCCGTCGATCTCGCCGGGGTCGGCGGTGACGTACCAGCGCGTCGCGCTCGACAGCCGCGGCTCGACCACCAGCGAGAGCGACCCGGAGAACGGGTTCACATCGGCCGCCGTCGCGGGCGCGATGCTCGCCAGCCACTTCTCGGCCGTGGTCTCCAGCGCGGGCGGGACCAGCAGGTTGCGGGGCGTCACGCGGATCGTGCGGTCCTCGATCCCCTTCTGAGTCCGCAGCGCCAGCCGCGCCGCCGAGAGCGTTCCGTCCGAGATCACCGCGCCAGCGACCGCCTCGTTGCCGTGATCGGCATGGAACAGCGTCTTGCCGTCCGAAAGGGTCGGACCGTTGCCGCTGCCCGCCTCGAGCAGGGTCACGAGGATCCGCGCCTCGGTCTCGGCCGCGGCCTGGCCCATGCGGCGGGCGAGGTCCGCGAAGGCGCCGAGATCGTCGTTGACCAGCACCTGGCGGGTGACGCCGATCTTCCGCGCCCAGGTCTCGACCTTGTAGGCCTCCCGCGCCTCGGCCATCGTGCCGGCCTTGATCTCGCCGTGCTCGTTCAGCTTCTCCAGCAGCGGCGCCTCGCCCAGCATGATCTTGTTCACCGCGCGGAAATCCCGCGCCGTGGTCTGGCGGCCGAGGCGGCGGATGCCCGAGGGCGCGGCCTGGTAGGCGTCGCGCAGGACGCGGCCCACCGTGTCCCCGAGGATGATGGGGAAGTCCGAGGTGGTGTGCAGCGCGCGGGTGACGAGGCTCGCGGGCGACAGCGCCATGGTGGACTCGCCGCGGAGCGTCAGAAGTTCCTTCGCCATGTCCACGGGCGTGGCATAGGCATAGCGCCGGGCGGGCTCGGATAGCTCGTGGCGCGGGTTGATCCGGGCGTAGAGCGCCTCGCCCATCTGCCGGGCGCGCAGGGCGGGATCGTCTTGGCTTTCGCCCATCTCGACGCGAACTTGTTCCGTGCGGATCGCGGGCGCGCTGCGGGTCGCCAAGGCCTCGAAGGCTGCACGGCGGGCGGTGTCGGGATCGGCGCCTCGGTCGATCTGGCCGTCGATCCAGGACTGGTCCAGCCCGGCGATGCGGGCGATGGAGCGGATCTCGGCATTGGCTTCTGCGCGGGTCTCGGTGGTGGTCGCCGTGTCGGCGGCCTCTCGGGTGTTCGTCTCGGTCATCTCTGTCTCCATGCGAATGTGGGCGCCGGGATCGGCGGGCGTCGGCACCAGGGAAATCTCGTGCGGGGTCCAGCGCACGGCGGTCAGCACGCGCGCACCGTTCTCGGCGGTCTCGGCCCAGTCCTCGACCGAGTAGCCGACCGAGACATTCCGCAGGATGCCGGCCAGCACGTCCTGCCAGACCGGCTCCACCTCGGGCCGGGCCGAGAACTGGATCAGCGCCGTGCCGCGCTTTCCGTCCACGGCGGCGCTGCGCACGGAGCCCAGCACGTCGCGGACGGCGGTCTGGCGATGTGCGTCGAGGACGCTGGCGCCTTCGAGGCGCGACAGGTCCACTGCGTGCGGATCGAGGCTGAGCCGCTCGACGTATTGCCCTGCCATGTCGCGGCGGCGCACGGGCGCGCCCGTGGACCAGACCACTTCGACGGTGCGGGCCTCCGGATCGGCCGTGGCAGGCGTCAGTGTCGCGCGGCGGGCGAGAAGTTCCACGGTGTCAGCCATCGGCGGCCTCCTTCTGCTGCGGCGCTGCGGTCTGGCCGAAGGCGAGCCCCAGCCCGTTCGCGCGCTCGCGGTCGGCGGCGATCTCCGCATCCACCTGTTCGGCGTCATAGCCGCGCTCGGAGATCGCCTGGGACCGGCTCTTGAGCCCCGCGCCGATCGCCATGATCTCGGCCTGCACGTCCTTCATCGGATCGACGTAGTCGAACTTCGGCGGCAGCCATTCGCACCCCAAATACGCCTCAGGGTTGCGGTCGAAGTCCCGGGCGGGCAGCTCGCCGGTCAGCACCGCGAGGCGCACGAACCGCTCCCAAACCGGGCGGCAGAAAAGGTGCACCACCACGTTGTGCTGCAGCTGCTCGACCCGGCGGCGGAACTCGATCAGCCCGGCGCGG